TTTAGGTTTAAGAAGGGTATTATATACTGAAAAATTTTCAATTTCATCATTATTTGTTTCCTTTGTAGGTGAGGAATCACCGTCTTGTTTTTTTTTGGTATTTCCGAAGAAAGTTTCTTTAATTTTATTTTTTAATATTTTTTGTAGTTTATTTTTGGCTTCAATTTCTTTTTTTTTGATTTCTTCTAAACTCATTGAACGATCTCCTTTTTTATAATTTTTCCGCATATTAACCATATCATGCAAGGTGTTTTCTAAGATTTTCTCAATATTTTCTTCATCTAACTCTGCATTGCTATCATCTTCTGACACGTCTTGATTAGATTCGGTTTTCTCATCTTCATTTTCATAATCGTAATTATCTTTATTGTCTAGAAGTTCTAAATCATTGTATAAATTTTCGCCTGTATTTGTTTTATTTTTACAAAAGTCAATGGGTAGACGAAATTCCTCATAAACATTTTTAATATCAATCATTTTATATAAAAAATTATTTTACTTTATATAAAAATACGCATAGTTTGTTAGTGACAATTTCTAAAATAATAAAAAAATTTATGCTAATGTATAAAAATGTCAAATGTCAAATGTCAAATGTCAAATGTCAAATGTCAAATGTCAAAAGTATTTATTTCAAATGGTCATTATAATTCATTGGCATATCCTGAACTTCTGTATGATAATATTCCTCAATTGATTTGATTTTCTGATAATCTTGGCGATTTACAAAGTTAATCGCGATTCCTTTACGACCCCATCTCCCAGAACGTCCAATACGATGTAAATAAGTGTGAGGACTGCGAGGTACATCAAAATTAACCACATATTGTACTTGCTGAACGTCAATTCCTCGCGCATAGATATCCGTGGCAATGAGAACACGGAATTCGCCGCGAATAAAACCAGCATGTGTCGCGGTTCTTTCGGCTTGTGTCAATTTACGATGAATGCATCTCACAGGGAATTTTTCATCTAACATCGCATAGTACAAATCTTCACATCTTTCTACGCTGTTGCAATATATAATGGATTGATTAATATTTAAATTTTCGAATATGTCTATTAGGGTTTCAAGTTTCATTTTATCGGTTGATAATTGTACTTTATATTGTGCGATTCCTTCTAAGGTGAGCATATCTGCCTTAACCAGAATTTTAATTGGAGTACGTAAGAATTTACGTGTAAGTTCTTCCAATTCGGGAGGCATGGTAGCACTAAATAATCCAACCCTTACATCCTTTGGTAGGAATTCGAAAATATCATAAATTTGTTCTTTAAATCCGGCAGACAGCATTTCGTCGGCTTCGTCCAATACCAATAAGTTTATACACCCCGTAGGTATATATCTTCGACGGAAACAATCTAGCACACGTCCAGGTGTACCAACAATGATATGTGGATTTTTTTCAAGTTTTCTTCTATTTTCGTCCAACGGTTCACCGCCAATTAAAAGGGCACAATCGATGTTCATATAATTTCCCAGTAATTTCACATTTTTTTCAATTTGACTAGCTAATTCGCGAGTAGGAGCCATAATAAGACTCTGAATTTTTTGTTCTTTTTCATTGATGATTTGTAAGACACTGGTAACAAAACATCCTGTCTTTCCTGTTCCTGATTGTGCTTGACCGATTACATCGGATAAATGTTCGTCTTTTTCCAATACTTTATCGGGGCTTCTTTTACCGTGAATCATTGCGTAACACGCTTTCTTTTGGATCGGACTAGGTTTTTCGAAACCCGCAGAAAAGATACCCCTTATTAATTTTTCATCCAAATTTAAGTTTTCGTCTTCCCAATCTTGAATTACATATGATTGAGTACCCTCAACACCCGTGGATTTTCCTTCTCTAAGTCCTCCTTCTCTAAGTCCTCCTTCCCTAAGTCCTCCTTCCCTAAGTCCTCCTTCCCTACCTTCACCTTCTCTACCACGACTGTCTCCACCCCAGTCGTCTTCCTCAAAATTATTGGTTGTTTTCTTTAAGCCTTGCATTTATATTATTTAAATGGTTTTGTATTTAAATTGCTTTCTTTTTATTTAAGTTATGAATTTAAAGAATAGAAGGAAAAAAAATCGATTTATAATTCGAATGAGCTTTTTGCATCAATAAAACAATAAATAATTCAAACATAAACAAGTTAATACGTAAACTATTTAAAAGGTATTCTTAATATCTAATTACATAGTATACAATGTTGAGTGCAGGAACCAATAAAAATTATCCTTTGGCATTTGTACAGGCGGTGGAATTTTATAAGGACGTTGGTCCCCTCGATTCGAATGCTTTAAAGGCAATTAGAAACATTGCAAGTCAAGTAGGAGCACCATCTTATAATAAGACACCGGTGTTTAAAAATAAAGGGAGACATATGGCAAATAATTCATATCCAAACGGTAACCATCATAAAAATAAAGGACAAATGAAAATGAAATACACTGACGATAATTGGGAAAATTTGCGTAATTGGGAAGACACACAGTTAGCGCCAAAAAAAGAAGGCTTGGAGTTATTGATTACTCAAATACGTTCTAATTTGAACAAAATGACTAAAGATACATATGAAGAAATGAGAGATTTGATAATGGAAAAATTGGCATCTATAGGCGAAGATGACCACGAGAATAAGAAAAAGGTGGCGCTTTCTGTATTTGAAACCGCAACAACGAATTCTTTTTGGAGTTCACTGTATTCAAAGTTATATTACGAAATATCGGAAAAATATCCAATATATAGGGAAATATGCATGGAGACATTTGAGGAATTCCTCGATATTTTCGAGACCATTGAGTATGTTGACCCAGACAAAGATTACGACAAATTTTGTCAAGTAAACAAGACGAATGAAAAAAGGCGAGCAATGGGTACACTATTCGTGGGATTATGCGAACAAAATATGATTGAAAAAAGTCATCTGGTTACATTGATAAACAATTTATTCGATAAAATATATGAGTATATGGACCAGGAAAATAAAATTCAAATAATTGAAGAAATTAGTGAAAATTTGAAAATCCTTGTACTAAAAAGTAAAGATTTATGTCAAGACGTGGAGCACTGGGATACTGTATTGGCAAACGTAGAACGTGTCGCTAATATTAAGGCGAGACAACACGTTAGTATGACAAATAAAATAATTTTCACGCTTTTAGACGTTCATGAAGCAATGGAATGAGTTAAAAAATTTTGGTTAAAAATTTCATTCTATAAATAACTCTAATTTATATTGATTTAGTAATTAATATTTTTTTGTTTATTGGTATAAAAATAAAGTATTTTTTTATATTAATATGGTGTTGGGAGAAAATTTAGATTTAAATATGTGTAAAAAGATTAAACAAAATAAAAAAAATAAAAAAAATAACATAGGGTATGAATTATATGAGGTAGAGGCTTCAAAATCAGAACCAGAATTTACCAATGAAGATATACGCGATGAATTAAATAATTTGTTGTTAGAAAAAGAGAGAGAAAGAGAAAAGGAATTTTTAAGTAGTAATAAATGGTTTGAAGATTCTCATGGTAATAATTCCGATGGAACTACGCAAGGTGATATATATGATTTTTGGAATCCATCACAGAAAAGAAGCGATGAATATTTTGAAATAGATAGTGTAGATTATCAAAAATATAATAAAAAGAAATTGGAAAAAATAGCAGATTATTATGGTATATCAAAACGTCGAAAAAATAAAAATGAATTGATCGATGATATAATGGAGTTTGAAAATAATATGACAAATATAAACATTACGATGAGGAGAAAAGAATTATGGGGGTATTTTGAAGAATTGAAAAGTGATAAGTATACTGCGAAATATATTAAATGGTGACTCACTCTTTTAAATCTTGGCTCAGAGAGCCAAGATTTAAAACCGTGGGTCGGCGAAGCAATTACAATCAAGCATTCTAGAATGCTTGATTTTCTTTTAAACGTTGATGGTCCAAGGACCATCAATCTTTTTAACCTAACCTTCGGTTCGGGGCAAAAGAGTTAAATTTTTTGAATGAACTTTTTGTAAAAGTTCAGTTTTGAATGAACTTTTTGTAATTACAAATTTAGGTTGAAAACCTAACCTTCTGTTCGAGACAAAAGTCTCTTTGCTGTGATCTTGCCGATTCTTTGAATCGGTAATCACGGCAAAAAATAAAAGAAACATATATTAAATGGTTAAATCAAAATTATCCGTATTATTGGATTATACTGAAACGAGAAAGTATTCCACCCATCATGTTTTAGAAAAAACCAAAGCAGGTGATATACCCAGAGAAGCACAAATGTATCAAGTTATGTTGCAAGGCGTGAAATGTTTGATTTGTTTGGGTAAAATGGAATATGTAGACAAAGACCCGGCATATCAACTGAATGAATCAAGTATAGTATATTTTCCTATTTATTTGATATCACAAAATAAACTCAACATTAAACAAATTCATGCACGCATCGGTTTATTTGAGTTTGAAATTAGCGAATATAGAAAAACTTTGACAGAGTTGAACAAGGTACCTACCGATGGCGACGAAGAAATACTGGATTTGGGCGAGGAACCTTATCGAAATAAAAAACCATTGCTTTTCAATTTTGTTACCAATAAATATTTGAAAAACATAAATCATTATTTAGGAATCGAGGAAGAAGAACAGGAGGCGAAAGAAAGTGAAGAAAGGTATTCTCTTTCCGACGATGAAGCCGATAAAGAAGATTTGGAATCGGAATCCGAAGAAACGGAGGAGAATTGGGTAAATAAGATAATGTATGAATATGGAGTCCGAGATAAATTCATTATAGTGTCGGAAAAGTCAGAAGGTGAACCTGCTAATTTCCTCGAAACAATAAATGATTTAAAAAAAAAACATGGCGCAGAAGATAAAGACTATGAAGATTCTTATGGGTCTCTCAAAATAATTGAAGAGTTTGTAAAACCCAAAAGGCAAAGTCGAACAGGCGAAGAACAAAAGATAATGTATTATAGATTGAAAAAACTATGGTCCACGTTAATCAAATCAATGACGCAATCGGATGAAAACCTTAAAAAAAAAATGGAAATGAGAGATTTGGTTAAAAATCTTTTAATTATAGGGTCAAAAGGTACAAAGAGAAAGCAAGGTAAAAAGAAGTTCAATCTTAAAAATATGTTTCATAAATACCAAGGCTTTAATGATATATTGCTCTTGTTACTTCCAGAATTGATAGGTATTCACGTGGTAATGTTAAAACAAAAATCCGAAGAAGATGCAGATACTACATCTCTAGAATCCAAATCTCAAGATGTGGGTGATGATAAAGAGAACGTGAAATTAGACGATAAATCTTCGCCATTTTATTTACCCAACCCATTAATAGTAGAGTTTTTAAAGGATATTATCGGCGACACATTTAAAAATGAAGAGGTGACAAAATATGCGTTTGTCGAGTTGAAAGAAGGAACACAAAAAGATGACCAAATCACGACTTTTAATTTGATAAAGTTGAATCAGGATGGTAAAAAGAGTCATGCGTTTGATATTAAGTCTGATGAATTCCCCGACACCTTAAAGGATATTATTGAAACAAAGTATCATGATGTCATTAAAAAAACATTGGAATATGAGGATGAAAAACTTTAATAACAATAAAACAATAAAACAATAAAACAATAAAACAATAAAACAATAAAACAATAAAACAATATAACAATATAACAATATAACAATATAATAATAATAAAAAAGAAATATTATTATAATATAGAATAAAGCGATAATGGATAAAGATTTGAAAAAAAAGAATAGTGGTGTCCTAGAGTCTCGAGTCGCGAAGACAAGGAGTAAATTAGGAGGATTTACCAAAGATTCGAGGAAATTAGTTGAATTTGCCTTGAATGACGTCGACATATTCAATCTAGTAAATATAAAATCCAGGGAAAATGAGGATAAAGATAAAGGTAAAGCTAAGGGTAAAGACAACTCTAGTCCTAATGCGTTTAATAAGGCGAAGAGGAAAATTTTCGAGGATTTAAAGGAGGCGGATATATTTACCAAACAACAATTTGAACAAGAGCTTATTCAGCGACACGTTCGCGAGATAAAGAACCCTAATGATATTCCAAATATTGATTTTGTAAGTAGTTCGACATATGCGTCAATGAAAAGCATAGATTTTATCAAGAAAAAGGCGAAAGGTGTCGTTACCTATAAATTCAATGATATCGGAGGACGCGAATATACTTTTTCATTTTTGATCTTTGATGAAAATAAATTCTCGAAATTAAAAAGTTTTGATGTTCATGCGTATAAGGTGGTTATGTGGTTGTACATTGCGGGGAAATATGGTGGCAAAACATGTGCGGAAAAATTGAATATATCTCTGTATTTTGCCGACGTGAAGAAAGTTTTGCCAGCTAGCAAAATGGACATTCTTAGTTCGGAGAATTGTAATACTGCTGTAACCACGAGTTGTACTAAGAATGGTGTGATATTTTTATACAGGGAAGAAGAATGGTTTAAGGTACTTATACATGAAAGTTTCCATATTTTTGGACTGGATTTTTCTTATCAATTTTCACACGTTTTGAATGCGAAAATGACAAAGGTGTTTCCCATACAATCACAGTGGAATATTTTTGAAAGTTATACGGAATTCTGGGCTGAATTACTCAACGTAATGTTTGCATCATATTTCATTGCTTGTATATCGGATAAGAATACGAGAAAATCGACGGGGAATCCCTTGCAGAAAGCAAATTTCGACACCTTCTCGAATTATGTGGACTTTCTCTTTGAAATTGAACAGTCTTTCACTGTTTTTCAGGTTAATAAGATATTGAACTTTATGGATTTAAAGTTGATGGATTTACATCGTAAGAACAAAAATGCTATGGCATCGAGAAAATATTTGTATCGCGAAAATACCAATGTGTTTTCGTACTATATTTTGAAAATGATTTTATTTCTTAACCGTGACGAAACTCTACAGTGGTTTTCGACACATAATGATAATTTATTGAAGTTTTCTTCTAAGCGTGCCGACGTGGAGCAATATGGTGATTATTTGATTAAGAAATTCGAGGACCCCGCATTACACCGTGTAATGCTTGCGATGCAGCAGAAATATATTCGTATCTTAAATAAGAACACGAAGTGGTCTAATTATATTAATACAACGGCACGTATGAGTGTAGTTGAGTTGCTTTAATTGTGTGGTCTTAAAAGTGTTTTATTTACAATTCGTTACAATTTCGGAGGAAGAAATCGAAACGTAATTCATGATGGTGTGTGGGAATCATCAACGACTATAACAAGTCAATAGTAAAGTATAACACAAGTAAGTAATTTCGAAAGATAAAGCAAAACATGGCTCCAATTAATCCCGTATTTTCGTATACTTCAAGCAATACACAGGAAGAGATGGTTCAGTTGGGAGATTATTTCGCTCATTTGTCCGAGGAGTCATTTTCACTGAGTACCGATGCCGCAACTGATGACGAAATCATCGGGGTCTTAGAACTCTCGGCCGATGGAAACTCGATTGAATTGGAAATCGATGAGGACATGGATGATGATACTCTCCAGCAAATGTTAGACAACATTTCAGAGTTGTTGGGTACTGAGTGGCAGTTTGATGAACATGCTGAAAATCCGGAGATTTCTGCCTCAGAAGAAGTAGAAGAAGGGAATGATGTCGAGAGGCAAATGCGTCAGGAATTAAACGAGATTTATCTCGCTTTTGAGGAAGAAGACGATGATATGCCTGAATTGATTTCGGGGTCCGACGATGAAGATGATTCCGATTACAATGAGGAAGAAGACGATGCGCTCAACGAAGGGCAGTATATCTCGCTTTCGGACTTTAGCGATGATGAAGAGGAAGAGTATTGCGAAGGCGATTACAATGATGAAGAAATACGCAATGAGCCTCACGCTCCTCTCCACGATGAAGAAGACGAAGAAACGGAGTCAGAAGACGATGACTACTTTCTGAATATGCCAGTATATGGAAGCGAACGTCGCTACTTTTTGAACAATCCGACGACGCGTAGAAATACGATCCTCACATAAGGTATCTAATTAGTAGATAATATAAACAGTTTTAGTAGAATAATAAAAAACCAAAAAAATATAAAGTATCGTACCTAGTATTTTTTTAATTTCGCATTATATAATAGTAACCAATGTCTCAATCAAAGCCTCCATCAAAGGTAAAAAATAGGAGGAATGTGTTAATATTAAAGCCAATAACCTCTTCGTCAAGGTCAAATAATAAAAAGAGACTAAAATTGACATTAAGAAAAGCGAGAAATGCGAGAAGTAATCCGAGAAGTGCTCAATTGCAAGTAGCTATACAAGAGGCTTTAAATTTTTTAGAAGAAAAATTAGAGGAATGTAATGTAGAGAAATCGGGACTACAAACAATTATACATGATAATAAAACAAAATTAAATAAGTGCAAAGAGATGGAATTTACCAAAGATTTAATAAACGAAAATCAAGCGACTCAAATTAAAAAATTGAAGAAAGAAAATGATTCTTTAAAAAAAACAAAGGGTGAATATTCCGATTATAAGAACAAGGCTTCAATACATATGATAGATTTGTCAACAAAATTGAATAAGACAAGTGTTCAATTGAATAGAGAACAAGAAAAGAAGAAACAAGACGATGGAAGGTGGAATAAACATAGAAAAGAGAACAAAGAAATATTGAAAGAAAATGAAAAATTTCGTCAAGAAAATAATGAATTTCGTCAAGAAAATGATGAATTAAAAGAAATTTTAAGAAGAGAATGTCAGGAATATGCGGAAGAATTAGCAAATGACCATATTGAAAAAATATGTGGAAGTGTGTCCGAAAAGAATAGTAGATTGAACGCCGAAAACTTACGATTCATTCAAAAAATAAAAGATTTAGAATTTAATGAACGTATAATGAAAAAAGAAAAAGAAAGTCTCGAAAAAAAAATAAAAGATTTAAAAGAAAATCAAGATATAATCAAAAAAAAAGAAAAATACAGAAACAACATCCTGGATTTCCTCGAACAAAATGTATGGGATTCCAAGAGTAAATCCAATATAAGACTTAATGTAGGTGAAGGAAAAAGAAAAACAAGAACCAAAAGAAAGCTCAAACGTAAAAAAACAAAGAGAAGAAAGCTCAAACGTAAAAAATCAAGAAGAAAACTCAAACGTAAAAAAACAAGAAGAAAAAAATTAAAAACAAGGAGAAAGAGAACAAATAGAAGAACCCGAAGGAGACGTTAACCCCGCTGAATTTCTTTAAGTCCAATTTAAAGACATTTAGTCTAAAACAATATAAAGAACAAATGCAATATATAATTGTGAAACAAGACAGCAATCTTCCAAAAAGCATTATTAGCATAAACAAGTTTCCAGAAACATCGGAAGGGTTATCGTGCCCGAGAGGTCTAAGGGGGTGCACTTAAGATGCACTATACGTACGTATGCGTGGGTTCAAATCCCACCGGTAACACATCGCCTGACTCTTTTATAATCTTAGGTCTTTGACCTAAGATTCAAAACCGTCGGGCAAAAAATTGAATCACGACGAGGAGGGGGTATGGGGGAACCTTGGTTCCCTCAGGTTTTCGTACAGCAATTTCTTTTTTGCATTATTAGCACGAGGTCGTGGGTTCGAGTCCCACTCTTGATTGCCGATTTAATTATTGGCGATTGAGGTAGCTCAGTTGGCTAGAGCGCGTATAAAAATGAAAACCGCATTTCTCAATCCAAAAAACAAAAACAAAAACAAAAAAAAACAAAAAACAAAAACAAAAAACAAAAATATTACCAACATAATAGGAAATAATTCCTAAGACTAATATCCCGA